ACGCATTAATTGAAAGTTAGCATCTGCACTAAGTGCACTCATTGGAACATATTGGTGCAACCAATCCCTAAGAGTTAAAATTTCCTCACCAATCACTAAACCCTTGGGATCATATAACTCTCCTCCACCCATAAGTGCAGGAAATTCCGTGGTCTTAAAGTATGAACGAATTTCATAACTATTAGGTTCGCACTCCAAATATGTCTCACATGAAGAAGGAATGAAATTATTATCAATTGGACAATAAACCATAGCATCAGGACCACCAGCTTTCCAAACAGAAATTTGAATTGGTATTGTTGTGGCACCAGACTGAGAAGACCAAGAAAGAACTTGGACATAGACGTTGAAAACCAATTCAGAGGTAACACAAGTAGTGAGTGCTTCAGGGTGTGGATATTCGACACTAAAAGGAAAATCAATATCCCCTGTGACCGTGACGAATTCATGCTGACATGCATTATAATCCGCTGTTATCTCATCACTTACATAAATAACAAATCGCGCAACTTGGAAGCTAGATGCTGTGAATTGAAACAGAAATTTGTGTGATCCCTTCCAATACATTGTATTCAACTTTAAAATGTCAAAGAAACAAGGTTCAGAATCTACACCAGTAGTAGCCACTTGTAATGATGTACTATTGGCCAACCAAGCACTATTTGAAACTAAGCAGGGAGTCTGTATAATATGAGATAAATTCATCTCATCGACGCCAATACCACCAACAACAGGCTCCGTGGTAATACGGTTGTTGGGATCACAAGCCAATTTCATTGATGTATCAATACCAGATCCTTGATTAAGATTAAAATGTGGATTAATGGACATAACTGATCCTCCTTGAACAGTAGTAGGTTTATCCAAACCGAATTTCTTTGCCATACCTGACGCATAACCGGTGAGTTTAGAAGTTGCAGCGGCATAAGTACCAATACCTGGAACTGCACTCAACATACCTGAAATATCAGAAACTTTACCAAGTGTACTGGAAATTGAATTATTCTTTGCTTTAACATCAGCTTCCTTAAGAACTGAACTACAAGCAATATAATCGGTCGATAACTCTTCAACTTTACTGCGTAATTGCAAAATTTCCCGACGTAATTCTCGAACAAGATCAAATTCAGATTTCTTCTCCTTATCTTCTTTTTCCTTAGTTTCACCAATAAAAGTATTCTTATATTGCCTAACAACAGGTTTTCTGACCGTGGGACCAACTGTGATATCAATTGGCATTGACAATTTAGCGTTAATAAACTGTCCTGATACTGTCATTGTAGCTGATTGCGCTGTACCATCAGATGATCTAAGAGGAGCCAAAACGTAAACAAAGAATCGACAAATTTCACCATTTCCAAACTTGCGTAAACTCATCGCTCTACGACCGTTAGTAAACTTGTGTACACAAGACACTGTTGAATTGGCAGACAAAGAAACGGTCCAACAAGGGGATCCGGAAGCTTCAAAATAATTACCAAAATCGGGTTGTGTAATCAAAGTTGTAGAATTAATTGGGTAAAAAGTTTGAAGTGGCATAATTGAAATGAGTAACTTACCAGACAATTCCATTTGCGCTGTGGATCTAAGTGTAAGTTGGATATCTCCTTTAAACATGAGAAAATCGGCTATATTATCTGAAATGTAAGGTTTGCCAAACAATATTCCGGGAAAATCATATGTAGCCAACAATGCGCCGACACCAGCTGAAGATGGAACTGACAAATCATCAATAATATACATTCTATCCAAAGAGTTATCTTTGTCAAACGACTTCATATTCATAGTATCATGCACTGTTAAATCTGTGACTGCCGCACTTCCAATAGCTGTTTCACTAGAGTCGGCAAAACCACCGAGTTGATCCACTTGAGTGGTACCAGGTTCTTTAACCTGACGGAAGACCTCATTTTCACCAACGGGATTAACAACAGAAGCAGCACCTAAATCTGCTGAGTTAGGTTCACAATCCATATATTCAGTGGTATAAGAGTGATCATATAGTGAATATGGAGGGGATTCACCTTCATAAATCAAACTAAACCAATCCGCATAACTAATGCGCATAGAACTGCAAGTATCATAAATATCTGGCATGTGTTTCTTAATTGCTTCAAGAATCAAAGAAGATTTTTCGTAGTACACCTGAGGAGTGTGATGCGATAATTCCATAAATGCATTACGAACATTTTGTGGAATGACTTGATATGGATCATTTTGCCCTTTAATCCAGTACAGAGATTGCAAGATAACATCCACATCTAAAGGACATCTGGTGATTGCATTGTTACGATATTTAGCAAATTTTCGACCAAGAAAAGAAACAGTACGGATATTATCATCATCATGGTTTTCACTTTTAGACCAGTGAACAATCTTAATTCCAAAACGCCTCATATAATGTTCCGCAATATCTTCAACCTTAATGCCAAATTTACCGAAAATTTTGATGTAATTATCATCTCCATATACTTTATAGAAGAATTCAGTGTTGCGCAATTTAAGATCCATCATGAGAATGGTTTTGTCGACAAGATATCGACACATACTGTTGCACCAAACAGTATTCCAGGCTCCAGATTTGACACCAAAAGTCTGGAAGATCACATCTTCATAAATAGTCTTACCATTAACTGATTCTTTCCACATTTTAATGCGCAATTTTGAATACTGGTCATTATACCACCAATTAACAAGCATGATACACACAGTCATTGCAACGTCGTAGGGCACATTCCTATCCCACTTAATGGCATCTGCACAAAGTGTAGATCCAGCTTCTTGTTCTGCTTGATGTTCCAAATTTGTCCAATCCATACCGTGAGGGTTTATGCCAACAGCAATTGATTTGGTGTTGTGAAAGTGTTGCATATAAGCAAAGAAAGAAGCAAAATACTTACGACCAAGTAATTGAAATAAAAATGCACCTGCACTAATAGCTCGAGTGTCTCCAGATTCAACTTTGCTAAGCTTAACCGTCTCATCTTTAAGGCACTCAGCCCACAAAACCTCAACATCTTCATCAGCTATAAGTGCTCTGTCAAGTTCTCTATAGGCATCCCAAAATTCTTCTTTAAACTCCATGACATCATTAACAGTTTCAATGAAATCATTCTTTCCCTTCTTAGCTCGAAGACATAATGGATATCCAGGAGATGTTTTACGATCTATTGCAGGAATACCAAATTCCTTGTCTCCATTAAGAACTTGTGTCTCATT